CTACTTAATCTTAATTTTCTGCCCCACATAAATGAGATTAGCGTTCTTGATACCATTGTCCTTGACAAGCTTCGCAACAGTGGTCTTGTAGCGCCGTGCAATGCCCGAGAGCGTGTCTCCACGCTTCACAGTGTACGTTACTGTCTTCTTGGCGTGGCTTGCAGACGGCTTTGTGGTCGAGCTGGTGGTCTTCTTGAAGCCGTTCAGCCCTGCCGCCTTGATCTTCGCATGATAGTCCACATAGCAGATATCCATATCAACATTGCCGCTGATACCGCTGACTCTGCCAGTGGAGCTGTACTGCCACATACCATATGTTCCGCCGTAGTTGCAACGTGAGCCGTACTCAGCGACCCAAAGAGCATATCTCTTAGCGACGTAGGCAGATATGTACTGCTGTAAAGGCGAACGGCTGATATACAGTCCTGCCCAGTAGCCTGCGTGTTCAAGTGCATTGCAGAAAGTCTTGACAAGGCTGTTGCAAAATGCTCTGCCCTTTGCGAACTGTGAACGCTCCTCGAGGTCAAAGTATATCGGATACTCAAACGTTTTGCCCTTGATAGCGTTGATACAAATCTGAGCCTCTGCCTTTGCGTCCTCGACACTCGCCGCATAGCTGTACCAGTAAGCACCGACTTTCAACCCTGCCGCCTTTGCCGCCTTGTAGTTTTTCTCAAAATATGGGTCTTTCTGATTAGCGTACTTGCCGAAGCCTGCACGAATGATAACGAAATCGACCCCCGAAGCCTTGACCTTCTTGAAGTCAATGTTCTGCTGATACTGCGAAACGTCAATGCCCTTAAATGTCTTTGCCATAAAAATTACTTCCTTTCCAAATCGTCAATTCTATGATTAGCCACCTTGATTTTCTCGTCGATCAAAGCATAGTCCTGTTCCAGCTTGTAAGTCCGAGCAATAACGGAATTGTGCTTGTCCACACGCTCAGACAGCTTGTCTATCTTGTATTCAATAAGCTTTTGGCTGTCGTACTGCGCCTGTTGCATAGTCTTACGGCTGTTAGATGCTATGACAAGCTGACACACTACCGCTGAAGCAGCTGTTATCAGTGCAACGATAATTGCTTCCGTCACTCGTCATCACCTGACTTTCTCTTGGCGCTCTGCGTGCCGAAATAGAACGATATCACCACAGTAAACACCGTGATGAACTGTTCTGCAGTTATCGTGCGGCGAAGTGCCAGCACGCAGAAAACCGCTGTCAAGAACAGTGTTACAATGGACTTTACATCAATGAGTTTCGCTAACTTCTGCTTCATGGTATACCTCCTTTGTTATTTCTTTGAACTGCTCCGGACTAATAACGCCTGCCTTGACAAAATCTTTGACCTTTGCCAGCGAATACACGCCCAGATCATAGAAACGTTTAATAATGCTGTAATACATCACTCGCCCTCCTCACCTATCAGCGTGCCTGTCATAGCAGCTGTGTATAGCACTTGTGCCATTATCTTGTCCTGCTCAGTTACTGTAGGTTTTTCAAAATTATCTTTCGTCAACCCTAGCTTCTCCGCCATTTTTTTCTGTAATTCCGTCATACGCTACCTCCTACCTCTGACAATTTCACGATATATTCTTCTTCCGACGGTACTGGTATATGGTAATTATCGTTGCTGTTTTTGAATGTTACTGAACCCCCTGCTTCAACTGTTAGATTACGCAGAAAGTCGTCTGGTATTAGGGCTGAAATGTCGGTTACGATTGGGTTCGCCAGTTCGTAATACAGCATTACACCTGACATAGCCTGTTTAAATGCGGTGGCATCGGTGTAGGCGGTGTCTCGCACACGCACCGTTGTGTTCTCCAAAACATATAATCCAGATGCGCTATCAGTAACGCCAATCTTAACATACTGATACTTCGGGCACAGAAAATTTGATGTGCCACCACGAATGTCAGATACTGCATTCAAATAGAAAAATGGGGTGTAGTCACCGTCTTTGTACATCCGCCAGTTTTTCGTCCCCAAATCAACGCTGTTCACGCACTGAACATATTTTTTATTCTCATAGTCCACATAGTTTCGTGCCGTTCCTGCTGACCAGCCGTAGCCAGGCAGATTGCGGATTGCTTCGGGGATAGGGTGGGCGGTATCACCCACAACGACCTCTTCCGTACCAGCACTGACAATCTCCCCTGCATTATATGGGTAATAATCATTAGGGAATATTTTTTCAAATTCTTCCACCGTGCTAGGTTCGTTGCCTGCACCGAACATGACGGTGAGGTCAAAAATTTCATGATTACTGAATGGCGATGTATCGTATTTCTGACTACCATCAGCATTATTCACAAGGATAAATGTTCCAAATTCGCCACCACCACTATGTTCACCTAATGGGCTAGTAATCCATGATATTTTGCCGCTACCAGCAGTTAAATCTTTCGTTATTTGCCTATTAGTCGTTGGCGTGTATAGGACATCCCTAAAATATAGATATGCCTTTACATCTTCTAAAACAGTATAATGTGCTCGGAGCAGGTATTTATGTGATTTAAAAATCGGCTTGCAGTTCAACGTGCTGCCACCATATTTGAATTCATTATACATCTGATTCCAAACCACCGACCTACCACTCACAGACTTCACGCTCATCAGCTTTGCCCCTGTAGGCACTGCTTTCTGGCATGCCGTATCTGTGTCAGTTTCAAACTGATGTGTCACACCCTGCCCCATGTCAAACAGTGCGTCCACTCGTCTTTGCAACTCCTTGTCCGTCAGCTTCACCGCAGAAATCTCAGCCGTGTTTTCAGCTATCTTTGCAACTGCCGTAGTGTAGTCCTCAGGCAGACTATCCGCTATGGATTGTGCTGTCTGTGCAGCAGTCTCAGCGGCAGTTCTGTCTTCTGCAACCTTAGCGGCGTTTTCTGCCACTGTAGCCTTGTCGGTTGTGACCTGTTCTGCCAACGTCTGCACCGCCTGCTTGTCTGCCGCAGTGCTGTCAGCGCAGGTCTTTGCGGTTTTAGCGTAGCCTGCCGTTATGGTCTTGTCGGCTGTGGTCTGCTGTGCCGATGCAGACGCTTGGGCTGCTGATACCTTGGCACTATTCTGAGATTTGACTGCTTCAGCACGTGCGGTCTCTGCACCCTGCCTTGCAGTGTCTGCCTGCGTTGCGGACGTTTCAGCAGATGCCTGTGCGGTCTCAGCACGTTTCGCTGCCTGTCCTGCCGTGTCGGCTGATACTCCTGCGGTGGCAGCTGATTTCTCAGCGTTTTCAGCCGCTGTTTTCGCTGTTTCTGCGGCGGTGACAGCGGTCTGCATATCTGCGTGCGCCTGCCTGCCTATGGCATCTATGCGGTCTAACGCATCCATAGCCACGTCAGGTGACGGCACGGCAACATCGCCTATAGCCGCACCTATTCTCAGGCGGAAAATGCGTGATTTTTTTACTAAAATATACTCATCGCCTGACAGTTTTTTCGCACATATCTGACAGCTGACTGTCTGCGCTGAACGCAAGATATCTGCGGTTGGCGTCCATGTGCCGCCTGTGATATCGACCTCATAGACAGTGCCGTCGCCATAGTCGATAGTCAGCACATAGCGGTCTGCACCATCTATCTCCATGCCCTCGACCGATACAGGACGGGCATTAGTTTCACCGACATAGCCCAGCAGTGCTGTGCTTAGGGTTACGTCATAATCTGCATTTAATGTTATTGTCATTTAATCCCCCCCTATTCTATCGCAATGTAATCCACATAGTACGTTCCTGTCGGGACATTTACTGTTGACCCGTTATTAGCTCCCATGCAGACGTTCAGATAGTACGACTTTCCCGAACCACTAACGTGGGTGCAGAACGTCTTGTATGGTGTTGGTATGTCTGTCTGCCGTAGTGTTGCTATTACCTGCTTAGGCGCAAAATTCAGTCCAAGCGGTATCCGCATCAGCGCATTTGCTCCCGTCATCTTGTGTTCCACAGTGCCATAGTGTATCTTGCCGGCTCGGCTCAGTATCTCATCGATTTCCTCGCCTGCGTGTTGCATAGGATAGTCATTTTCAGTGATATCCTGCGCCAATGTCAAATTTTCATCAGCCATTATCTCGCCCCCTTAAAGCTGTTCTTCAACGCTCAGACCTACCGCTGAAATATCTGCACTCAGTCCGCCGTCAAAGGTAAATCCTAAATTTGTTATCGGTATGTCATAGCTGTCTGCGCCGTTGGTGTAGGTCACCACGTCACCTATGTCGAAACGTGGGTCACCAAGTCTGTGGTACAGCTCAGTGGTGTACCACGAAAAGCCGCCTATCCTGCGCCACAGAGATTGTAGCAAAGACTCTGTCATGTACGGATTTTCAAACTCCAAGACTCGACCTTGCGTTGTATCTGTCACACCAAGTGACAACGTTACATCATCACTGACCTTGCAGATTATGCCCACTATCACATTCTGCCTTTCAGACAGCGTAGGCAGGTCTATTGTGTTGTTATCCAATATTTTCACGCTCTTGCCATACCACTTTCGTACGTATTTTCCGTACCTGTCAACATAGCCGAACTGACCCTGTGCAGAGGCCAGATAAGACAGCATTTGCCGCATGGTCACGTCTTTCGGTACTGAGCTGACCTTGAAGTAAAAGTATTTTGAGTACAGCACCTTGCCGTTCTTATCTATCAACCTTCTGCCGTTCTTGTCACGCAGTAGCCGCACCTCTGTATAGTCATTGCCGTTTTGCAGACCAAGCTGTCTGCATATGTCGTCCTCGACTGCTTTATTCCAGTTTGGCATAGGGATATGTGGTACATATGGCTTATCCGAAAAGTACAGCCTGTCCGCCATTGTCAGCTGAACGCTGCCGCCCGACTTTTTCGACTTCACACAGGTGAAACGTCCCATTGGTATCTTCTCGCCTGCAAGTATGCCGTTAGTTTCGTAGTCCACGAGGTACAGATATGTGTCATAGTTCTTTCCAAGAAACGCTGTATCAGTGTCACTTATTGTCATGTTCCACGATTGCGAACACACGGCGCCCAGCTCGATGTCATCGGAAAGGCTTGTTGCCTGCATTGAGCTGTCAGCTGACATAATGCTGTCACATGATATAACGCCCTCTGCATTCTCTATCCACAGTCGCCAAGTACGGCAATAGCTCTCGATACGCTGAGCCACAAGCTCACTTGTTTGGTACAATTCGACTGCCCCCTTACTGCATTATCAAGTCCACCGCAACGCCTTTGCAGAACTGCTTGTTCTCGTCCCAGCCGAAAACTTCATAAGTTGGGTCGCTTGCGTAAACGTCAAAAGTGCTTTCCTGAAATGTCTCATCAAGGAGCGTGATACTGAAAAACGGACTGTCAACGTTGGAGATATACTCATTGAGCTTTGCCGTCTCCTCGCCTGTGAGATGATACCATTTCAGCGTGACAGTTTTCTTTATGGCTCTTATATCGCCCACCATTTTGCAGTTAGCCGTTCGCCCTGCATTGTTCGACCATATCTTGTTGTTTGTAAAGCTCACTTCCGCAGGTGTGGCGACCCTTTCGCTACCGAATATAAGTCCTCTGCTTTTCATTTTCTACACCTCCTATGCCCTTATTGGCGACCTGCCGTTGCGCTTGATATAGTCGTTGATATCATCAATAACTATCTGTGTGATAGTCCTGCCGTTGAGCGTAAGCGGTATGGTAACGCTTATCTTCTGATTTCCGCCTGCTCCGCCGTAAGACACAAGAGCCTGCAAAACAGCCTGTGTGATAGTATCCAGCGGTGCCTCAATGTTCGTGCCACGTTTCTGGTCACCCAGAACCGCAAGAAACTCAGAGTTTGGAGGTATCACTGCACCTTGAGCTAGTTTGGGTATTTCGGGGATATCAATTTGGCTTAGGTCAAAGCCAAATGTCTGACCGCCAAGATCACCGGGAAGCCAATCAGGCGTTGTGAAGCTCAGCTCGTTTATGCCGTCGATTATCCAATTTATTGCGTCCTCTACTGCTCCTGTCAGACCATTTATAAGCCCGATTATCAAATTAATAGGTGTTTTTGCTATGTCAACAAGTGCGTCCCATACGCCTTTGAAAATCTTCTTTACACCCTGCCAAGCTTTTTTCCAATCACCGGTGAACACTCCCACTATGAACAGTACAACGCCTTTAAGTGCTGAAATGATGTTCTTCACGGCGTCAATTATATTGCTTATGACATTGCCCACCGTCTTTATTATCTTGCCAAGCACACTGCTGACTATCGGTCCGAGTATGCTCACAAGCCAGTTCACAACAGGTGCTATGGCTTTGTTGTAAATGCTCAGAACGCTTGTGATAAGCGTTCCAACAAAGTCGAGAAACTCGTCAAGCAGAGGTTTCAAGTGCTCAGTCCAAACGCTGTCAGCCACACTCATAAGCTCATCAAATACAGGCTTTAAGACTGTTTCCCACAGATTGAGGAATACGTTCTTTGTGGTGGTTATGCCCTCGTTTATGCCGTCAAATATAGGCTGTCCCCACTCGTTCCAAAAGTCTGAAATGCTCTGCCAAGTATCGCACCACAGTGTTTTCAAGGCATTCAACACAGGCTGTGCAACGCCGTTCCACAAGGTATCGAAGATCTCTTTTATGTTGTCAAACAGTACGCCGAGAGTGTTCCATACCTGCGTGTTAAAATCCGTTATTAGGGGTAATCCTATAGTGAGAAAGTTTTGCAGTATAGGGAACACTGCCACATTCCAGATATCAGAAAACACCTTGTTGAAGCTGTCAAAAAGTCCTATGCCTATCTTGCCAAGCGTGCTGAAAGCGGTCTGCATAAGCGGTGTAAAATCGTTTATAAAATAAGCTTTGAGCGGTTCGGAAAGCGACTTTATATCGCTGAAAACTCCGCCGAGTATCTGAGCAAGTTCAATGCTCTCTCTTTCAAGTCCGCTCCATATATCAGCGAAAATAGGCTTAAAATTCTTATCAAGATAGTCTGCAAGCTTTTCAAACTGAGTTCTTACTGATTTGAAAAAGTCAGACAGCTTTTTATCTGCCTTTCCCGTATCCACCTCAACGCTAGTCCCGGAAGGCTGCATTATCTCCCCGGCTCCGCTGACCCCAGTGCTGTCTGACTTGCTCTCATCATTCAGTTTGTTCATTTGGTCAAAGCTTGCAAGAGATCCTTCCTGTGCCTCCTGCGTCTGTTTAGCGTCATTGGCTATATCGCCGTAATTATCCGCTACCTGAGAGGTGCTTTTCCCTATGCTTTGAGCCTCGTCTGCACTGTTGCTTAGTTCAAGACCGAACGCCTCTGAAAGTGCCCTCGCTGCCCCCTGTGCCAAAGCTATGAGCTGTGAAAGCAGACTGTTTATCGCCTTGACAGCAGGCAGAAGAACGTTCATCAGCACAGTGCCGATAGTCGCTCCGAACTCTTTCCATTGCTCAGAGAGTATTCTAGTTTGGTTTGCCCAGCTGTCAGACGTCTTTGCAAAGTCGCCCTGTGCAAGAGCCGTCTGTGACATAACGTAGTTGTATCTCAGCTGGACTTTTTCAGCCTGCGACATATCGGCAGTTGATTTCGTGATACCCTTTGAAAGTGCATACGCCTGCAAGTTGGCGTCCGTCATAACAATACCGAACTGTTTGAGGGTCTCAGTTTCCCCTGTAAAAATTGATTTCAGAGCCGTGCTTGCCACGTCCTGACCAACGTTATAAAACGAAGCCATATCCGCCGACAGCCCTGTAAGAGCCATAGCCATATCGCTTGCACTGTCATTGGCAAGCCCCATTCCTGCCGCCATAGCCATGAAGTTTGAGCCTGTCTGCTTTGCGGTGAGCTTTGAAATGCCGTAGGTCTTTACAGCCGTGTCAGCGAAGTCCTCCATTTTCTGCTTGGACTCTCCGAAAGCCGTATCAACAACATTTTGCACTTCCGCAAGGTCTGAGGCCGTTTCTATTGACTGCCTGCCGAAGTCCACAAGCTTCTTGACGGAGAATGCAGCTGTCACAGCCATTGCAAGGCTTTTAAGCTTTGGCTTGATATCCCCCACCATATCGGAAAGGCTTTTCAAGCCCTTTTCAAAGCCCTCGCTGTTTATGTTGGTGTCAAAATTCAAGCACCCGTCAGCCATTGTCATTCACCTCCCGTCAGCTGTTTCAGAAACTCTTTGTCCTCGTTTTCAGCCCTCTGCTCTTCTGCCGAGAGCTTTCGTTTAAGGTCTATCATATTGCGGTGGTTTCTGTAAAACTCCTGCTCATATTTTTCAAGCTTTTTGCCCTTGTTAAGCTTTTGCCGTATGCCTATAACAGACGAAAAAAGCCCCTCGCCTATCTCATTGAAATAGCCAAGAAAAGTCCACCAATGAAGATATTTTACCGTCCTCGTTTCAAAACCTGCCGCCTTGTTCACCGCAGGAAAAATAATACTCTCGTCCTGCTCCCAGTCAATAGTCTTTGCAGGCTGAACGCTCTCCTGCGGAACATCTCCACCGCCCACAAAACAATAAGCCTTGTTGACAGCCTCCTGCAAATGCTCTCGTGGAATATCCTCAGCGTAAAGGCATTTAAGACACACATAGCACTTTTCACGCTCGTCAAGTTCAGGGTCTGCAAAGGCTGAATAGATCCGCAGGATTACCCGAAAATCTGAGCGTATGGCATACTCTTTGCCGTCTATTTCAAGGGCTGTTGGCAAACTGCCTATCATTTCAGCAGCTCCCTGAGCAGAGCCTTTTTGCCCTCGTCAGAAAGCTCCGCCACGTTGACCACAGGCTGAGCAACAACGGGAGCTATGTACTTCTCCACCTTTTCTTCAAGCTTTATCTGAGCCGCCGTCTGTGCTGACTTTATCTCCTGCACCACCACCGCAAGGAGTGCCTCAAGGAAATTGAAAAGCACAGGCTTGCCGTTTGAAGCCATAGAGAACACGTTCACGCTTCCGAGCGCCGCCGTACACACATTGCTTCCAAATATGTCATTGACCATTTCTCTTGCACGCTGGTCATACTCTTTGAGAAGCTGAGTTCTGTCCTCGTTCTTCTCACGTTCTGACACTTCTTCTGCGATATTGTCAGCCTTGCTCATAGCGTCCTGTATCCTAGTGATGATACCAACGTCTGACACGTTTATCCTTATCACTCTGTTCTCGTCGCCGTTTATAGCGTACTCTTTGTAATTGCCGCTGTTAAAATCTATTGACTGCATTGACATTTCTATCATCCTTTCTGTATTACGGCAAACAAAAAGCACTCCGCTCTGAACGAAGTGCTTTCATATGTTTGTCATATAGTTTATTCTTCCGTAGTCTTTGCAAACGTTGGCACGCCTGCCGCAAAGGTGACAGAGCCTTTCACTCTGTTTCCTGCAAAGGTGCAGTTGAACGGGATATTTACGCCCCCCTGTGGTCCGCCATAAGACTGCGGCTTGACTATGACATCTTCCGTCCATGCGTCATACGCACCTGTGGTCTTGTCAACGATAACTTCAAGCACGCTTGTCTTGCAGGCGTCACCGGTAAGACGATTCATCATGATATCCTTGAGCTTTTCGTAAAGTGCGTCACCGGGCTTTGCATAGAATGTATCAAGGTCGAACTCAGGCTCATAGCCATTGTCCTCAACTGTGGTTTCATCAAGGATATTCTTCTTTGTGGAAGTGTCAGGGTTGAGTGCCACACTTGCGTCCTCAACGTCCTTACCGAGAAGATACCAGCTTGGTGATGAGGCGACCGCTGCGAATGTAGTGTCAAGATAATGCAGAAGATGACTTCTGTTGAGCTTTCCGCTCTTGTATGAATAATCAGGCATATGTTTTTCTCCTTTTATATCTGATACTGTGCCGCTATCTGTAATTGATACTGCACAGTATCGTTTGTGTTTTCATTTGGTATTGCATATATCATTCCATTTGCACAGGTGAGCTTTTCAAGAACGCCTGTCCTTTCCTCACCCTCTGTTATGGTGGAGAACGTGGTATCTCTATGCTTGTCTGCATAGCTTTCAAGCCACATCTGTAATTCAAGCAGTACGCCGCTGTTTGACATTCGGTCAAAGTCGTTCATAGACTGATACACCGCATAGAGAATGAAGTTATGCTGTCTTGTCTGTCCGCCCAGAATATCTGAGCTTATAAGGCTGTCGCCTGTTGAGGACAAGCCATAATTGGTTGGCGTATCATCGGTAAAATCGATATGGATATCGTTGCAGACCTCCGATATTTTCGGAAACTGCTGCAAGATATCTTTCACAAGCTCGATTATGTTCATTTCACTTTGCCTCCCATTATCGCCGCCGCTCCTCTGAGTATCTGCTGTTTCTTGTCGGCTTTCATTCGCTCAAACCAAAGCTTGCCGGCAAGTGGCTCTTTAAAAGTGCTGTAAACAAGGTCTTTGTCGGTAAGCACTTTCTTTTCTCCATGTCGGGCGTACGCCGAACCTGTAACAGAGGATACCATAAGCTTGCCGTAATACTGATAGCGTGCATAGGGCACAGTATACTGTATCTTGCCGCTGCCTATTTTCGTGCCTCTCGTGGCAGACTTTCTCAGGTTTGTGCTGAGGGTAGGTGTATACTTCACCATATGCCTTATGCACTCGGCGTCAATGAACTTTTGAGCCTTATCAAAGCGTTCTGAATACTTGCCTGCAAAGGACTTATCCCAAGTGATAGCCCTGCTGTCCATAGGCTGACCTATCTTCATTTCACGCTCACCTCCATATGTGGCAGACCGCCGAACATATAATCATCAATGCTCATTACCGTAACAAAGTCATACTCCGCACGGAAGATTTTCATGCTCTCAGATATGCTCTGCGGCGTTCGATTATCGAACTCAAACTCGCATTTTCCTCTCACAAGCATATCCTTTGCAGGGGTTTTCGGTGCATTATCATCATAGAAATACACCCTTGTGCTGTCTGAGGTCTGCATACCGCTTTTCACGATACTTCCCGACTTATTCTCACACCAGTAAACTTTCTCTGCATACTTCCGCACAAATCCCTCTGTCTGCTTGTCGAAAAGATACACCGTGCAATCGCTGTTTGCAAGCATTTATTTCACCCCTCTGTAAAGCAGCCCTGTTCCGCTGAGCCATTTGTACACGATATCGTGAACGGCTCTGTCAGCGTTCTGCCTGCGGACGTCAGAGCTTTCATATGACTTTGACCAGCCCCCAACGCTTTCGGAAGATACCCCCTGAGTGCCGCCCTCCTGCTCTGCCTTGAAGATATTCTCCGCAAGCTCGCAGCAGCACATTTTCACTTCTTCGGGGATATCGTTCTCGTCAACGTTGTCAAGGGTATATTGCTTCATAAGGCTTGTGGCTTGCATTGCATAGAAGTCAAAAGTGGCAGATATGTCAGGCTCTCTGCCGCAAAGATAAACGCCTATATAATAGCTCTCGCTTGCATATGCTTTCATACTGCCGCACCTCTTTACTTCTTGAATCTTGCAAGCACTACCTTTGACTGGTCTGAGATAGCCACAGTGTAATGCTTGTCAGCAGATATATCTGTGCAGCGCTTTGTACTTCTTCTCTCTGTTTCAACGTTGGTGTCACGCTTGAGGTAGATAGTCAGAGCTGATGTTTCGTCCTCTGTTTCAGTATCTGCGTTGAGCTTGATGATAGGACAGGTGTAGAAAGTGCCAGCCTTGACAGCGGCGTTCTTTACAACATAGTCCCCCACCTTTGGAGTGTAGCCATCTGCACAAGGCGTTACTGAGCCGAGCTTTATCTGTGATGCAGTTGGTGAAGCTGTGCTGTCCGCAACGACTTCCTTTGCACCCTCTGCATCGCTGTCAACTCTCACATACTGTTCCGGGATAGCCCCGTTAAGTGAAACCTTCTTTGACGGAACGATACGGCAGTTCGCTATTTTGCCTATCTCGCCTGTCATTACCACATTGCCGTCATACTTATCGGCAGAAATGAAGTTCGGGTCCTTTCTGAGCTGTGAGTTCTGATGAGGATTAATAAACATAGCCTTTTCGGTGTTCAGCTCCTCATTGAACTTGTCAACAGCGTCAACAATGCCGCTGTAAGAGATAGCAGAAGCCGAGCCGTCATAGATGAGCTGAGCTTTCATAAGTGCGTCCATGCTGTCTGCGTCCACCTTAGAAGCGATAGACATTGCAAGCTGTGAAGTCGCCTGACCTACAGGGTTGCCATAGCCGCTGAGAACCGCTTCATCAGTTATCTCCACCGCTTTCATGGCTTTCTTCACCTTAGCCTGAGTGGAGTCTGTTTCAAGCTTGACAGTTTCGGCTTCAACGCCCTCTGCAACATCAACTGCGTCGCCGATATACTTATACTGCGGCACTGTGATAGTGTCGCCAGGCACGCCAACGAGCGTTCTGTCTATCTTCGCAAAGGGAGATACAGTTATCTTCGACTCTATCTTTGCGTCGATCATATCACTCATTACCTCAGGATCGATAAGGTCGGTGATCTTTGTCTGCTCTGCGAAATACTGCATAGAAATTCTAATGCCATTTGTCATTTTCATAATATCCTATCCTTTCAACTGTTCGTATTTTTCGGGGTCTGTTCGTTTAAGTTCCAACCTCTGCATATACCCCATTTTTGCAAAGGTTTCCTTGCTCACTTCACCTGCGGCAGGCGTACCTGTGGGAGCGACCGGGTTCTTGATAGGCTCGGAACTTTCAAAAAGATAATCGTTATCTTTCTTCACGTTCTCGATAGCCGTCTTGATATCCTCAGCCTGATTTTTGGAAGCTTTGAGAGTTTCCACATCAAGCAAAGCTTTAAGAGCCTTGACGTTTCTTGCCTTGCTTGCCGAGATAGCGTTATCAAGGGTAGCGTCAAACTCCATATCAGATATCTTCGCCTGATACTCGGTATCTTTCTTAGCAAGGTCAGCAGTGAGCTGTGCGACTTTCCCGTTAAGCTCCTTGACGTCCACGCCTTCAAATTCTTTGAGAGAGTTCTGTGCGGTATCAAGGCTGTCCTTATAGTTGTCACGCTCCACCTCAAGACGGCTTTTCACTTTTTCAAACTCAGCCACAGTCTTATAATTCTCTGCCACCTGTTTTGTGATGTCCTGTTTCTTGTCCTCAGGGATAACGATACCCAGAGCGGCAAGGATCTCAAAAATGTTTTTCATATGTTTGTCCTTTCTACATAGCTTATATACCGCTCTGTCTGCGGTGTGAAAGTCTGGCAGTTTAACGTCATATCAAGGACGAAATGGTATGAAAAAAGCACCCGTTAAGGTGCTTAGTTCCGATATTTGGGTATAAAAATACCGCCCGACATTAGTCAAGCGGTAAAATTATCATTTGAAATACTCTGTAAGTTCAACTTCTGAATCAATGTACACAGCGTCAATATAATAACTGTTGTGTACGATTATCTTCTTTCCGTTTAATTCATATATCTGCGTTTGTGAGCCGTCAACATCTGTCAGCATATCGAAACGTTCAATGCCTGGGATATGCTTTTCCAATGCCGCACATTGCTTTTCAAAAATTTCTTTGTCCGCAGCCGTGCAAATATTGTATTCATATTTTTTCATTGCTTATCATCCAATCCATACCTTTTATCTACTGATCTTCGTGTTTTTACAGCGGTCTTCAAAGTGTCTGCTACAGCTTCTTCTCTGCTCATGTTTTTTCGTGCCATTTTATCTGATACCAAGTCTTCAAAAGAAATGATAGGGTCGGTCTGGTCAAGGGTTTTACGAGCTTTTTGATCTTCCATTAACTCTCTTGCCTGAAAGCGATACTTGTTACGCAGTTCACAAGCTTGCCTTGCCTGCTCTTCAATAGACTTGCTTTTGTCGATAAGCTGAGGGATATTTTTGTTGTGGTGTTTATACCACTTTCGCACGTCTATATCAGACATCTTACCTTTCATATCAATTATATCACTATAATCTTTTTGCGTCAAGTCTATCTTGGTTTTTCCAACCCCCATATTCCCCAATCCGTCGGCGTTCACACGCTCTCTCTGCTGAGGCAGACCCATTGCTTTTGAAAACCTTGTATACTCCTGGGAAGTGCCACGATATTTACAGCGTGCGTTGATGATATCCTCCTCGTCTGCGCCTGCCTCTTCAAGAAGATGTATCTTCTGCCGCTGGGCTCTCATTGCAGTTTCAAGCTTTCTTTGCCGCTGTAAAGCTTCATACTTTGTGTACTCTTTATCGCCGTATTTAACAGGCTTGTTCTCCTCTGCATTCATCTGCGCAAGCTCCTCATCTGTATAGGAACGCTCAGATATGCCGGGGATAAAAGGGTAATAATCGTGATAGCAATTCGCTCCGCACAGACCTGTCACAGTACCAAGACCGCAGATAGTTTCAAGTTCTTTTTTGCTGTAGACCTTGCCCTGCCATTCTTGGTGAGAGGGTCTTGCTCCGCTGTGCCAAGTGACTTCAAAATAGTCTGTGCCAAGCTCTTTGGCGTTATCCTCATTCATTTTTGCGGTTAACTGTGAAAGCCCTGTCATCACCGAACGCCTTGCGGCTAAATCTGCTCTGTTGCTCCAGCCTGTGGCATAGTCCACAGTACGCAGACCTGAGTTCGTCATATCCGAAATGACTTTCTTTATGACCGTGTTATAATCGAACGCTCCGCTTGCTATGCCCATTATGGCGTTGTCAAGGCTCTGCTGATAGAAGTCAGCCGCCTGCGTGAATTTAAGTTTGCCGTCAGGCTGTTTTACTGCAAATCCAAGTGACTGAGATATGTTTTTAAGCTCCCCCGAAGTCTGCTCCGATACAGCCGACAGCAGCCTTTGCAGCCCCTCATTTTCTTCAAGGGGTATCCGTGCCTTGCCTTTGGTCTTGTATATGCTATCGTCCCATTCATAGCCTTTTTGCAGGATTTCATTGTACAGCTCTTTTATCTCAGCTTTGGAGAGGTCAAGGTTATCGGCTATGGCTTTCTTTATCTCACGCTTGCTCATTCCAAGCTCGTGAAGCCTGTATATCTGCCAATCCGCCGAACGTGTTATCTCGCCGTTTATCTTTATCCTACGGACGATATCCTCCATTATCTGCATTTCAAGGTCACGCAGGGGCTTGTCAAGAACCATTGAAACTCGCTCTATCTCGCTTGCTTTGAGCATTATTCTATCACCTCTGCGGTGCTGTCGGAGGTCATTTTCTTAGCCGTTTCCTCGTCCTCACCATACCATTTCATTCGGTATTCCCACAGGGGCATAATGCCCATAGAAACGTCCTGACGATCGCTTGCACGCTTTGTTTCATCATCAGCAAGGATACTGTCCTCAAAGTTCACAGACAGCTCATAGCCGCTTTGAGTAAGCCCATTATAGAACGCCAGCGAATAGCAGAGGTCTTCGAGGCAGACACGGAGATTATTCTGTATCGCCGTGACAGTATCGAACTTTCTCTGCTTTGAGGACTTTATCTCCGTTGCCGTCTTATCAACTGTCTGAGGGTTTGAAATATCCCCATAGGACAGCCCCACAGCAAACTCTATCTCACGCTTGTATTCTTCAAGTCCTGCGATAAAATCAGCCTGCCTTAACTGCGGTGAGAACTCGTGATAAAAGTCACCGCTCGTGCCAGCCGACACGTTTACCCCTCTGAAAAGCCGTTCATTGAGCTTAGGCATTTCTGCACGCTTCTTACCTGTGAACGGGTCTGTCACAGGTCTTAGCACAGCCTCGTCAACGTCTATGGCACGCTCTCCTGATTCAAACTCCCAATCGAGCCTGCCGAATTGGATATCAGCTTTTCTTATGACTTCTTCCGCCCCTGCGAACACTGATACACCTGAATGTGAACCATCAACTGTATTGTCGATAGGGTTGACATAATAGCCGAAAGAGGGTCGCAGCATAAGTGGATAGGCTATCTTAGGGATAAGCTCCGCCCACTCTGAAACAGCTGTGAGAGGTATCTCAGCCCCAAGAGACACGCCGTCATTGGAGCGAAAAGCCCTGTTTGTGATAGTCAGTCCTTTTTCATAGTCCAGAGCGTGATATTCAAGCCTTATGCGGTAATCATTATCGCCCATGCGTTTTATCTCAGGGAAAATGACCTTTATAAGCCTGCCGTTCACGTCATACTCCACAGGAATAAACTGCGATTGCGGAACATACTGCACCTTATCAGCACCCAGTGGCTTTATTATCATTGCTCCTGTTGCAAGACCTCTTTGCAGATTTTTGTTGAGGTTTTCAAGAGCGTTTTTCATTATGGCATCAAGCTTATCGTTGGAAACTTTCAGGGTCATTTCATTGATAGCCGTGTTTGCAAACTCCCTCACAACAGCGTGTTCAAGCCGCAGAGAGTGAACTCCCTTGGGTGCTGCATTACCTGCATACATTCTGTCCCACTTGTCAATAGCTCTTATCATACTGTCCGTCACGGCGATATCAATACCGTAAACGCCCTTTATATCTGACTTTGAAAGCATTCTGCTTATCCACTCCCTTATTTTTGAAATAATGCCCATAGCTTACTGACCCCGCCTTTTCCATACTCTTTCCATTGCATACCTAACGGCGTCGATAACGTGGTCATTGCCGTCGGGATAGCCGCTTATAACGTTGCCCTCTTTATCCCTGTCATACTCGCAGTTGATGAACTCCTCGCAAGCCACAGGACAACGCTTGTTATCTATAACGATACTCCGCAGAGATTGCAGCCACTTATATGAATACTCCCTGCTGTTAGGACCTTTCTCTGCACCTCTCGCAAGCAAGCCGTATGCTCTGTAATCCTCAACAGACTTATTCTCTGCACTGTCGCAGGTGATAAGATCGTTTGCCGTGATACCAAGCTCCAGCAAATGCTTTGCGGTATCAACATTCTTTGTTTTGTTGCAGGTGTACTCCTGCCATATGAACAGCGTGTGCTGAGCAGGGGCATAATGCACTCTGACAAAAGCGTAAAGGTCGGGATACCAGCCCCAGTCAACGCCGTTATAGATGTTATCGAACTGTGCTATCTCGTCGTCGGTTATCTCTCTTATGAGGACGTTATCGAATACATTACCGCCCGTGCCGTTTGCAATGCCCATATACTCGTTCTCATAGGCAGTGGGATTGGTTTCTTTGAGAAATTCGGCGTCATCAAGAAAAGGCTTGCCAAGCCACTTTTTTGGCACAGTAAGATAAGTGCTTTCGGTAACAAGTCTGTCCGTTCTCGGCACTTTGATGTACTTATTCGCCCAGTTCTGAGCCGACTTCGGAGGGTTGAAAGACTTGAACTTATATGCTCTCTCGCCACCTCTTATAACAGACTGTTCTATCGTTCGCACAGCTTCTTCACCGCCGAACTGGTCAAGCTCCTCAAACCACACGATGCCGATATAGCCAAAAGGAGGCTTGATAGACTTCATCTTGTACGGGTCATCAGCACCACGAAAGTATATTTTCTGCCCTGTTGAAATGCGTGTGATTTCAAGGGGCGACTTTGTGCAGGCAAACTCATCATCAAGACCAAGTGCAGATATTGCCCAGAGTATCTGAGAATAAACGCTGTCTTTAAGAGTATTCGCCACAGAGCGCAGGATGCAGGCGTGCATATTCTCGTTCTTCATAAGCAGGTCGATAACGTTCAGTCCGCAGAATGAAGATTTAGTCGAGCCACGTCCGCCGGGGAAAACATACTCGGAATGTTCCTGCTCTGCAATATCGAACAAGACAGGCGAGAACGCAGGAGCGACAAGGCTCGCAGGGATACCGCTGTACGTCTTATCGGGCATAGAAACAGGCTCAAGCTTTTGTTTTTCAAGCCTGAGCCTTGCGTTATCGTATTTTATCTTATGTTTGAGCATATCGTCATCACGGATAATGTCACGCAGCTCTTTCACCGCCGCAACGTCTCCTTGCTTAGCCCTTGCCATAAGAGCCGCATTCACAAGAAGCATATTATTTATGAAGTCAGGGTCAAGGCTGTTAAGGTCAATGCCCTGCTCAACGAGGAACTCATAGTCCGCTCTGGTATTGGCAGGCTGTTCAAGCAAGAAGTCCATTACCTGCTTCATAGTCTTTTTACGCCTGCGGACTTCGCCTGATTTTTTACCGCCTTTTGAGCCATTTTTTCGAGCTTCACTCGAGCTTGGAACTATTAAATTCTGTTCATTCGGCATTCACCTCACCTCGATTTTTGTTGTTTTGGAATATAAAAAGAACTGCCACATTGTTGTAGCAGTTCGTAAGATTATTTTTTGTCAATGATATAATTTAATTCATCAGCAGACAAATCCGCTGAATGAATACCATTTGTTCTGGTCTTAGCAAGTTTACCAAATCTCTCAAGCATTCCTTTATACTCTGGCAGGATTTTACTGTGGCTGTTAAATTCACAATCTTTAAATTCCTGATACTTGCCATTAGATTTTATAAGCCATTCTGCATATTCATAATACTTTGCTTCTTCATTATCATTTCCGTCAAAGCCTCTAAATATATAGTCTTCACGATCTAGACCTGTCACATCTTCAAGATTGTCAAAAGAAAAGGTCATGCACCTTAACATCTCTAATATCTCATATACTTTTTCTGAAACTGAATACGGGACTTCACATAACGCTGGACCGATCTCTTCATAATTATACTCAAATCCCTGTGCAAGAATATCTTGATATATCTCATATTGTTCAGCGTTATCAGTATCAAGGCGTTTAAGTATCTCATACTGATTGAAAAGTATTATTCTGTCTTTTTTGCTAAGTTCCATTTTAGAACCTCCTTTTGTTTATTTTCTATATATTAGCATATAAAGCACAAAACATCAAGGCTATAAACAAAAGTTCTCCCTACTGCACAAAATCATTTTGCTTATTTTATGCAATATTTCAAGTTTTCGACATTTATGAACTTTTTACGACACAACGCAAAAGCGACCGCAAAATGCAGCCGCCCTTGTGAAAATATTATAAGGAGTTTTGTAAATGGTGGAGCAGATCTGAGCGGTGGCACGCTCTCGATCTGCATACACCGCCCGAAGCTCTAGAATATAGTTCACGGCTTGGCGGCGGTTCAAATATTATGTGTTGGCTTTTACGGGCAACCAACTGACCGTATGGAACAGAACGCAAGCTCATGCACTCACGTTCTGTATAGCCCCTTACGGGGCTTAGAAAATTGGAGGTGACTTCATGAAAGTACAAGTCTGAGGTACATCTACACTTTCCTCAGTTTAAATTATAACACAGGTAAAACGCACAAAACGCACAAATATCACTTTTCTTGCAAATATCTTTGGATTTTCATTCGCACTCCACTCTCAGACATTCTCCCACCACTCACCTGCATAGCTATCTGCAAGTACGTCTTACCCTTGATGAATTTCAGCACGAACATTCGCCGTGTCTGATAGTCCTCTATCCCCTTGATAAACTCCTCCACAGCCCTCTGCTCACGCTCTAGTCGAGCCTGCTCGCACAGCAGTGAAAGTGTATCACCGCTTGGCAGAAAGCCGTCTATGCGTGTGCTGTGTGGCGTGTAGGACGGCGGCGTGCATACGCTGATACTGTCGGCAACGTACTTGCCTGAAAGTTCTGCCTTGATGTCCTCAATGGCTGAGGCGTTCCTGCGGTAGGCTTTCAGGCGTGGCATGGTCATTGGGTCGTTTCTTTCCATAGGATCCCTCCTCTCTTATTCCCATCACAACATACCCATTCTTTATTCCCCAGCCGTTGAGGATATATGTTATCTTGTATGTATGTCCTGATATCTCATGTTTTGCGTGTTCTCTTACTGTGCCGTCTGAGCTACGATAAGACGTTCCGTCAGTCGGTATAAATCTTATCAGATCTCCCGTCTGAAAACCCCTGTCATTCTTTCTGACCTCAAAAGTTTTCTCACCGCTCAGAACGGCGTCACAAAATTCTATGCTAAGTTTCAGATCATGTGTTTTCATTCTTTTGCCTCCTCGATATCCAACAAACTAAGCTGGTTATTTTTCATATCAAATACTCTGTCACGCCATTCAACACCGATATAGTCGAGAACTCTTCCCCAGCCGTACTTTGTGCCGTCAGAATCTTCACAACACTTGTTCATCCAGAAATCCCACTCTTTTTCATTTCTTTCACGAAGCCTGTCAAATCGGTGAGGACGCTGTTCCATATGTATGCCGAAACCGCACATTGAACAGCCTGTACGCTGAGCTTTTGTTGTGCAAAGCTTTCCGTCAAAGTCACGTTTTATCTCGCCATAGATTGTAGGCACAGGCACATTCAGGTCAAGTGCAAGTTGTAGCAAGTCCTGCCTTGTAAATATGGCAAATGGTGCTGAACGTATCGTGCTTTTGCCAAAGTAATTGCAACCGTTAAGCATTAGCGATTTTTCACGTCTGCCACCCTCGCTTGCCATAAGTCCTAAGAACGGCACGCTCTTGTGTTGCTTTGCCCAATCATCACACGGCTTTTCTTTCATCCAGAAACAGCATTGTGATGATACCTTAAACGGCGGTATCTTGTAGTCAACACCCTCGTTTTCATTTTCGTAACCGCCAAACAGTTCAAGCCAGCGCTGAGAAAGCTGCATTCTTGTATGTTTGCGAAAACCGCCATACTCTCCCGTTTCACCCGTTATGATAGCGTGACGAACTGTCTTGTTCTTGTCCGTAGGGTGTGCAAGCAGTTCTATTTTTGCGGCTGTTTCTTTTGATAGTACAGGAAAACCATATTCCCGTATGATATCTATTTTTGACTTGTATGGGCTTAACTTTATCACTCCAAGTTGCTCGTGTATCTGCTGAATAGATTTGTCTTCAAGACTAGATACCGATACACCTGGAACATAACTGAAACCACAGTAATCATGTATAAATTTCAAAAGCGTTATGCTGTCAAGTCCGCCTACCGATATGTGCGTATTCAGATTTCTTTTGTCACATTCACGAATGAACTCCCTTACTCTGACCTCAGCGTATTTGACCTTGAACTCATACGGCATTTTCTGCTTAGTTTGGAAAGCTGCTATCTTCTGTTCATTGTCTTTGGTACGCTCCTCATAGCTTTTCACTTTTACCCCTCCCCATACCGCATAAGATATCATTGAGCCGCTTACAAACCTCGCAGCCGTCATGATGTATCTCGTACTGACATTTCTGAAACGCCTTAGCATATTCCCCATATGTCTGCCATAGATCAAGTGCATAAGCCCCATTGATGTATGCCCTGTATAGTTCCTGCTTTTCGTCAAGCGCCTGTTTCTTGTTTATCTGCCCTGCTCTGAACTCTCGGTACACAACGCAAAGCGATTTGTACAAAAGCTGTTCCACCTGTGTCAGTCCCTCTGGCAGTGGCAGAAGCTTTGCCGCCATTCTGTTCAGCTCGTCTGCTTTCTTTATAACCTCAGTTTTGACCAGCATTATCATCACCGCCAAGATAGTGCATTAGCATATCAGCCGCCTGCTTCCAGCCGTAGCATATCGCCGCTAAATAGTCCTGCTTGCCAAGCTCCGCAAACCACCACATCTGATTATCTGAGGGCTTGCCATTCTCTGCTTTGAGCTCTATGAACAGCCCTTTGTTTTTGCCCCGTGCCACAGGTAAAAACAGGTCAGGAACACCTGACTTTACGCCCATAAGCTTTAGTCTTTTACCCTCTCTTGGGTCACAATGACGTTCGTTCGGTATGTGAAAGAGCAGCTTGAGTTCAGGATAAGCCTTGCGTATGCTTGCCTGCTGTGTCCACTTGATAAGGGTCATTTGCTCTCTGTCTTCATTTCTTGCCATATCATCACCCTTTCATTATCCTGTTGAGTATCTGACTTGCTTCAAATTTTGTCAGACTTTCTATGTCGATATCCGAATTGTTGAGATACTTCCTGCCTCGTCTGCGGATAAGGTTTTTCTGATTATCAGTAGCAGGTGCTTTGCCCCACTTTCGGCAGATATTCAGATCCCACAAGCATTTGCTATCTGCTTCACGCTGGCAGAGAAGAGTGTACGCCTCGTCAAGTGCTTGTTGCATAGGTAATTTCTGACCTTGCCATACTGCCATACCCAAAGCATCGGGTGCAGATATCCTCAGCGTTTTCCCCTTACCAAGACTGCATTTCATATCGCCATTCGGCAGCTTGAACCAGTTCACATCATGAGTGATATATTTCTGTTCCTGCGCCCACAAGTCAACGATACGAACATTCTTTATCCAGCTTTCAGGGCAATCCGACATCATAGTAGCCTTTTCAGGAAGCTCAAATAGCATTCCCTCCATTTTGTCCTGACTCTTCTTTGGCAGCTCAGAAATGTCAATACCGAGCAAACTTGGAGCTGTTCTCAGGCTTGCCTTGCCTGTTACTCCTACGCAGTCGATGAGTGTGAGCCTGTCCTTGTCAGGGTGCAGCCTCAACCCTCTGCCTACCATTTGCGTATACAATGCATCTGATTGTGTAGGCCTCGCTATGATAACAGTTTCCACAAGGGGTATGTCAGTACCCTCAGTGAAGACCATGCAATTCACAAGACAAGGTATCTCACGATGAGTAAAACGGCGTATAATATCGGCCCTATCCTTAGTCTGACCTGTGACCACCTCCGCCCCCTCGATGCGTTTCGCTATCTCGTAGCACTGTTCTACAGATACCGCAAAAATAAGTGTTGCACCTTTGGCGTGTTCTCTATACGCTTGTGCTATAGCGTCCGCAGTGCCGTCCATTGCTTCTGCTAGTTCGCCCGGAGCGTAGTCGCCAAGCCGTGTATGTACCGCTGAAAGGTCATAGCCTATGTCGGCACGTTTGCAGAGGATATCACACAGATAACCATGTTCAATGCCCCAACGCAGGTCACGTTGAAATATGATATCATCAAACACATCATTCAGCCTGCATTTGTCAGCCCTGTTAGGCGTTGCCGTGAAGCCCAGCAGAAGACGTGGTGTGAAGTGATCTATGACAGTTTTATAGCTGTTTGCCGCTGCATGGTGAGCCTCATCTACTATGATGATATCAAAATCATCAGGTGAAAACCTGTCAAGCCTATGTGTCATGGTCTGGATACTTGCAGATACCACTTCTTCACTGCCGTCGGTATGGTACTTTGACATCTCTATGCCTTTTGTGCAGTCGAAGTATTTCAAAGGCTGATTTACAAGTTCCTCTCTGTGCGACAGAATAAGCATACGTCCATGACGTGGTATATTTGCAAAGGTCACTGTCTTGCCAAGACCTGTCGCCATTTGCACAAGATGTTTTCCATGCCCTGCCTGCGCTATTTTATCTATACACTCCTGCTGATAGTCACGGAGCTTTATTTTTGCTCTCATACATCTCCGCCTTTCTGTATGCCCTGCGAAAGCACATTGTCAACTATCCTCATGACAACTTTCATATCATCATAGCAAAGCGTGACCGCTGTAGTGTTTTCAGTAAGTATCTTCACTATCTTGCCTGATACTTTCATCATTTCCGCAAGCTTGTAAGGCGGTATGTACTGAAAACCGTTCTCCTCAGCTTGCTTTATCTCATCTTTCATATTCATTTGTGTTTACCTCCTTATGTGGGACGTGGGGGACAGTGTGGGACAAACGTCCCACACGAAAACCATGCGTATTTACGCACTTTTCGGGGTGTTGTGGGACTGTGGGACAAATTCGCACATTTTCCTATATAGGAAAACACACATATATTTTAACAATGTGTGAACAAAACCGTGATTCTATATCACCTATTTAAAACAGGTATATATAGGGGGAAAATGTCCCACAGTCCCACACTATGCAGAAAACCACGCATTTACGTTGTTTTCCTCGTGGGACTTATGTCTCACAAAATGCCGAAATCCGATAAGTCCGTCCCACGCATTTCTTCTTCGGTGTAATAGTCCGGTGTTTCATCTGGCAATCTCAGTACAACGCACTCAACGTTCACGCCACCGATACGCTTGCCACGAGTATTGTTGCGCCCTCTCACAATTATCTTGCCGTTAGATTTTAACCAGCTAAGTAATGCTCTTGTGTCGAAACCCTGTTTTGAAGCCGCTTCATCGAACTTTGAGCGAATGATATATGCAAAATCGCCCTGAATAAGCCCAAACACTTCGCCGTTATTGTCTTCGCCTGTCGCAAAGCGTTTGCTGTTGGAAGCCACCCAATCGCACATATACTGATACCCTCGTTCACCTGCTGATACCGATTTTTTGGTCTGCAAATACGGTGAGATATCGTCAATTGTTAGTGGCTCATTCGTTTTGAACACGGACGCTTCTGCAATCATATCAGCCGTGAGTATCATTGCCGCTGCCATCGCCTGCTTTTCTGTTGTATCCGACTTGCAGAGCTTGGCGAAATAATCGTTATAGACCTCTTGTGCCATTGTCAAGGCTTTTTGAGAGGACAGTTTTGCAACGAACTCCCGCCCTGCAAAGCCATAGTTTTGTTTTATCACTGCTGATACTGCCATGCCGTCTGCTATCACGACATTGTTTGATGTACATTCAATGTCGATAACTCTGTTTACCGCTCCTGCTCCTGCTGAACCGCCCACTATGGGGCTTTCGCCTGTGGTAAGGATAGTGTTTCGCCATGTTGGTGTGCGTTCTATGCCGCCTGTTTTCGTGCCCCTAGAACGTCCAACACCCTGAGCAAGCTGATAAACGTCAAATCGGCTTCTGCCATGACTATCTTTGCTGAGCTGGAGTTCGTCAATGAGAAACGGCAGGCTATTGAGAAACGCTGCTGTTCGCTCATGGCCGACAACTGTGCTGTTGAACGTCTGAATGTATTCGCCCATTTCGGGAGTTCCCCAAACAGAAGCCGCAAGCATTAAAGCAACTGTCTTGCCTGTGCCTGAATCAACGCCCCACAAGTGAACGAAGAACGGCAGACCGCCAAGTGGCTGAATAAGCGCACTTGCGAAGCTCGCCGCAAGAAATATCTTTGCGGTCACGCTTTTCCTGCGGCAATCTATAGCGATTTTTTTCCATTTCTCATAACTGCCATGACTTTTTATAGCGCTAAAAATGGTGGAATAATTCTGCTCTCCGTCAAAGGTCAGCCCCTCGACGTATGGTGAAAAGCCTGCGCCGTTTATGTAGCCAAGCCTGCCCACTGATCTTTTCAATGGCAGAGAATTGCGGTTAAGGCTCTCTATCTCCTGAAAATATGAAACAAGCTCTTTGGCAGTTTCAGAAGATACGTCAACACCGCATTTAACTAACTGTGAAATGTTTCGGCTGTTGTAAAGTATCTCCTTTGAAACGACTTTTTCCTGCCACTCTCCACGAGTGCGGTAAGCTATGTTGAGCTTTTCCTCGCCTGTGTCAATGTTCTGTAAGCATTCAAAGGGTATGATCGGGTGGTGGCAGATAACGTGATAGTTACCGCTTTCATCAATAAGATACACACCACCGTCATCAACGTTATACTTGCCTGCGTCAAGCTGCATATACGGACCTGAGAACGCAGTGGGGTTGTTGATAATAACATTCGCCCCACGCTGCATTTCTCGCATTTTGACGTAGTTTTTATACAGTCCTTTGAACGTCTTTACGCCCACCTCTGCCGCCTGCTGAGCCATTTGCTCAATTTTCAGGTTGTGCATGAAAGGGTCGTTTTTGTAATCGTATATCGCTTCGTATGGCTTCTCTGTGTAGAGGAAATCGTCTTTTGTATACTTTACAGCAACGGCGTTTTTCACCGCTTCTGCATCGCTCATGTCGATATCAAAATGCTTTTCCTCGTTCGCATCAACGTCAATGATATCATCAGAATGGCGTTCCCTCATCATTCAACACCTCCTCAAAGTCGGAAAGGTCACCGCCTAGCTCTTGCGGGGGTGCTGCTTCTGCAGTAGGCTGTACAAAAACGGCTTCGCACACAAGATGTACGTCAACTTTTTCTTTACCGTCTTTGCCGGTATATGGCTTTTTCTCCACCTTGCCCACACAAAACACAACGTCAAATTTTTTCAGCGCCTTTGTGGCTCTTGCTACAGAGTGCCAGCACTGGCAGTTCACCCATACGGCTTCACCACGCTCACCTTGCACCTTTGGCTGACGTTCGCCCACTTTTACTGAAAACTTGGTGAGCGACGAGTTATTGCCGCCCACCTGTTTGTATTCTGCGTCCTTTGCGAGAAAACCACTGATGATAACAGAGCCGTCGGGTAATCTTGCCTGCATTAAAGCACCTGTTCTTTCTCGGTCTGGAGCTGGTCAATTTCTGCTGAGATATCTGTAGATATCTTCTCATACTCAAACCACTCAGAAACCTTTGTGTTTTTGTCTTTAAGAGAATTGAAAATGCCGATATAGTCTGTAAGATCTTCGGCTGTCATTGTGTCAAGACCTCTGCCAAGACGTTTCTCTATCATATCCTGCGTCACGCCCAGCTTTTCAAACTCGACCACCATTTTTCTTACACGGTCCGTAAGAGGAATATTATTCTTGCCTGCAAGAGTTTTTCTGCATTCGGCGACAGCCTCTTCCACAAAGTCCGCAGGAAGTACCGCAAGTATCCTTGCTCTGAGCCTGCGCCCTGCCATATTAGCGTTATTCTCATAGATATCACGCAGGCTTGTGAGGGTCTTTATCTTGCCTTTTACTTCTTTTGCGTGCGGATTGGTGAAATTCTGCACCGACATTGTGTTCGTCTCCAAGTCCCAAGCATACGCCTGCATTTCTGACTTGCCGTTGTCCTGCGAAAGCTCTTTGATGCCAAAGTCTATATTGCCCCAGCACCTTGCAAGTTCCTCCGCAAGTCTGATAGTTGGTCCTGACACAGTTTCTCCGCCTCTTGGATAGCTGTAAAATGCCTTGTTTGCAAGCCCTGTACGCTGGCAAGCTTTCTTCATATTTGCAAAAGCCTGTATCTCGTTTCTCGGAAATCTCTTTGCGATGACAAGCTTGCCCTGGGCTTCTGCAATGGCTCTGCTTGCTTCGATTGCTACAGTGCCCTGATTGATGTTGTCAAGAGGCATAGTGCTGTTCTGCGGTACTTCCGGTGTTACTGTTACTGCGTTTGTTATTTCGTCCATATCGTTTCCTCCTATTCGTATTCTCTAGCCAGCCAACCCGGCAGGCTTATGACGTTCAAATCGCCGTTTTTGCCGTTGTAGCTGTACCAGTTACCTGTTTTAAGACACTCTTTGAGAGTGTAAAGATAGTCGTTAAGGTCTTTTGTACCTTTCTGTATGATGAAGTCATCAGCCTCAAGGACATTGCAGGCATATGGTGGTGACTTTTCAACAGCGATAAAAACAAATCTATGAGGCTTGCGCTCAATTTCTGACACACCCTGCGCGTACATTGCCGCCTGCAAGTCATAGCCATATTTAATACAACTGTGCATAAAACTGTCCGTATCGGCATTTTCTGTGGTTTTTAGGTCTACTATGACAGACGTTGACCTTAAATCTGTTCGGCAGTCGGGGCGGCATTTGAGTTTAAGCCCCGTGAGCTTGTCCGTCCAGAAGTATGATTTTTCATGTTCACCGCCGTTAAGCAAAGCGGCAGCATACTTGTTTGACATCACACTTTCAGCCATTGCCTGTATCTGTGCAAAAGCGTCCTCGCTTATGGGTATCTTACCGCTTGCATCTATCTGAGCCGCAAGTGCCTTGCCCTCTTTGGTGCGCCTGTCAAGCTTCGGAGCGACTATGTACTCGTTGTCGAACTTGTCCTTTTCAAGAACATAAGCATGGACGGCTGTGCCGAAAGCAAGTGCAGGGGTTTCAACTTCGGGATTTTCAAGGGCGTACTTGAAATGTGCAGGCGACTTTGACAGCTTGAAAAGCTGAGAGCGGCTGAACGCTTCGTCATTGCGGTAATCTTCCGCAGACATTTGTTTTTTCATTCGTCATAGTCCTCCTCGTCATAATCATAAAGATCATCTTCTTTGTAGTCCAGAACTAGCAGAGCCGCCAGATCACTTATTTCTACGTCTTCGTTCTCAGATATGCGGTCGATAAGCATTTCTCTGAAACAATCCTTGCAGTACTCCACATTCTCACAGATGTACATACACTCTGTTTCAGGGTCTATCTCGTTGCCACATTTGTCACAGTTGTATGTGGTGACGTTGCGGTCAAGTCCGCAGTGCTTGCAAGGCAGACCTAAGGCTGTACAGCCCACGCAGGTATTGTATTTGCTACGCATTTGGAACACCGCCTTTCCCTATCCTCGCAAGCTCCTTTTTCACCTCAACCATTGCCCGATATGACTGCCCCAGGTCGAAGGCTTTCTGCTCGTTATCGTCCATACGTTCGTAAATTTCCAGTATCAGCTCACAAGCCTTGCAAGCCTTTTCTGCCTCTTGACATATCACCGATTTTGTGCTATCATCAAACTGTAATATTGAACAGGTATCATCTGATACCTCTGAGCTTGTGCCTGTTGCCGCAGGTGCAGGCTCGTTTTCTTTTAGGTACTCTGCAAGATATGTACTGCACACACGTTGCTTATCGCTGGCACAAAGTGGACAGCCGTCGCAATCTGTGGTGTCACTAGCACAATACTCCACCGCCTTTTCAAACTCCTCTTTCGTTATCATCGTTATCCTCCTCTTTCTCATAACGTTTCTCCCAGTGCTTTTCAATGGCACCAAGTGCTATGTACATCACTACATCTATGCCTGCAAGCACAGCTATTGTTATCAGCAGTATTCCTACAATGTTCATTACCACTTTCCTTTCATTTCAACTTCGACCTTGACTATGGGTCTGCCTGCTTCTCTCACCGCACGCTTAATGCTCTCCTCTGCTTCCTCGTAGGCAGTTTCTTTTACGCTTACATACCACCTGTACGCTACATACATTGCAAGCACCACCAAAAGCGCTACCGCTGCGGCACATCTGATTATCTCTAACACGGCTATCATTTTCTCACGTCCTTTCAGATCTCTCCGCTATCCACTTGTCAAGCAGAGTTGAGTATATCTCATACACATACTCGTTAAGCTTAATGGCACACCCAAAAGGATACACGCCCTGTCTGAGCCCTGCGTTCAGCCTGTTCACATTTGTGTTGAAGCCTGCGGCTTTCAGCTGTTCCACCGCTTCTACCGATGATATCACTCTGAGCATTTAGTCCACCTCCTCGATTGTCAAGACAGTTTCACCCGAACTAATAGCGTTCGCTTTTACTTTCCATAAAGCCTCACGTTCGCTATCGGCAGATACTGTATAGACCCAGTTGCGATTATACCGGTCTGTCGTTGTTACCTTGTACAGTTTCATTTTTGTACCTCCTCTTTTTCTGTCCGTTCAATCGGACTGTTAGCTGTTGACATTTTCAGCGTTCTGAGTATAATTAATGTCAAGGACTTCATTGATAGCCGCTTCAATCTTGTTTGACTTTATCTCACCCGTCATTATCTTATACAGGTTTGATGTATCGAGATAAGTTTCAGGAAGAAGCTTCTTGACTTCCTCAATGAGCCATTTCTGTGTCTTATTGAGCTTAACAAGACGTACCTTGACTTCCACGCCATACTCAGTCAGCGGTCTTTTACGTTCACTAATAATTAACACCACCTTTGCACAATATTTAAAAATACAACTGATTATAGTATTGACTTTTACGGAAAAATGTAATACAATGTATTTGTGAGATAAATTATTACGTTCTTCCGTACTGTCTATGTTTGTATTATATTACGTTTCTCCGTAAATGTCAATAGATAAATTAAATTTTATTACGGAATGTCGTAAGATTGTACGGTTGCACAAAAATTGAGGTGTAACTATGTCAGAATTGTACATAAGAATTGAAAATCTGTGCAAGGAACATAAAATTTCAATAACGGCAATGTGTAAAGAAGCAATGGTAAGTAGAGGATCTATCACAGATTTGAAACAAGGTAGAAGTAAAACTCTTTCCTCTGAGGCGATTTCAAAGATAGCGAAACTTTTTGACGTTTCAACAGACTATCTCATGACAGGCAATAAGACCGAGTCACAGAGTTCGGATATGGACGATAACATCAAGTTCGCTCTCTGGGGGACGGCAGACGTTGATGATGATGTGCTTGCAGACGTAAAGCATTACGCTCAGATAGCACGGCAGATGAGAGAGGATAAGAAAAATAAAGAATAGAGGCGGTACATATGGATAGTGCTGAACTGCGCAATTTTGCGGAGGGCAGAGACATTATAGTTATTGACGGAAAGCTAAGAAATGAGCAGAAGTCCATATCCATTAGTGATAGGGGACGATGTGCGATTGTGGTAGACTCTAAGAAGATCACCACGAGAGCAGAAGAAACTGTCATAATGGCTCACGAGCTGGGACATTGTGAAACAGGTGCATTTTATAACGAAAGAACGCTGGAGCTTCGTTCTCGAATGGAGTTTCGTGCAGATAAATGGGCAATAAAAAAGCTCGTCACAGAGGACGAGCTGATAGAAGCATTTGAAAATGGTATCCTTGAAATATGGGAACTTGCCGAGTTTTTCGGTGTGACCGAAGATTTTATGGTCAAGGTCTGTGAATTGTATGGATATTATAACAGGGTGATATAAAAAAAGTCCCTGTCAGCACCGCAAATACTGGCAGGGGTAACACACAGAAATTTTTCTGTATGGTTACAAATACATTATATCACCAATTTAAGACATTGTAAATGATTTCAATAAATTGTTTACAAATGTCGATTTATAGGGAGGAAAAATTATGACTTGTCCAAATTGTAAAGGCGAAAACGCACCAGGCGTAGCAGTATGTGAATATTGCGGTCACGAACTGCCGCAGCCGCAGAAAATTGATAACCACGTTGAGCATAACAGCAATATCGTTCAGCACATCACATACGTTACAAACGTCCAGCAGGTCGCACCGCAAGCTCCTGTTGAGCAGATAAGCCCTAAGAGCAAAAGCACAGCTGAAATACTTTGCCTGCTGACCTTTTTAGGCTTGGGCGGTTTGAACAGATTTTATGTAGGCAAAGCTGGCACAGGTTTGCTGTACTTCTTTACTTTCGGAGGTTTCTTTATTGGAGCAATAGTTGATATGATAAATTTGTTTCAGGGAAACTTCACTGACGCTCAGGGCAGAGTGTTAAAATAAAATCCCCTGCTGATACTTCAAATATCAATTAGGAGAAACGTATATGGGTAAAAAGAAACGCAAATCAGAGCCAGGCTGTATTGCCACTATATTTGGCTATCTGATATTTGTCTGCATAATCGCTCTTATCATAGACCTTATTAGAACTCACATATCCGAGCGAGCCAAACATAACCTTATGGTAGTTGCTATCGTGATCGGCGTTATCATATTCATAAGCATGGTCTGCACCATTTACCGCAAGCTTCACAGAAAGTATACTTTGAAACAACTTGATAAAATGGACGGACACCAATTTGAATATGCCTGTGCTGATATTCTGAAAGCCAACGGCTACAAACACGTTAAGGTCACAAGAAGCTCCGGTGACTTTGGCGTTGATGTCATTGCAGAGAAAGACAAGGTCAGATATGCGATACAATGCAAGCGATACAATCACAAACTTGACAACACCCCTATACAAGAAGTTGTCGGCGGACTTGCGTACTACCAATGTGACAAAGGTGCCGTTATGACAAATCAGTATTTTACCGAGCCTGCCAAACAGCTTGCACAGGTGAATGATATAAAGCTGTTGGACAGAGATACGCTTTCACATATGGTTGATAAAACAGAAAAGTCATTTGATGATAAGCTTAATTTATTCAGATCTTATTTGACCAACTCATCTACAATGCTAGTTGCTTATCTCGAAAAGTGTGGAATTTATTCAAGGATAGAAGATATAAATACAGATACCAAAACACTGTCATTTACCCTTAAATTAAAATTTTCAGATGATATCGAGAATGTAAAGGCAAAGAAGAAAGCAATTTCCAAAATAACCAAAGCGAAAGTAATTGATATAGTGCAAAACGAGAATGATATGATAACTATCATTGTTCGTACACCGAGAAAATACAGAATAAAATCATAAAAAAAGTCCTCCGAGCGTTGACAGCACTCAGAGGACAGGTGAACTGATATTGACAGTATCAGCTCGATTCAAATTCACACCCAAACCCGTTAAGAAAGGGCGAATTCTGCCCTTTTATTGTAGCACACTTTCGGGGAAGTGTCAAGAATAGGAGGCAAATATGCTATGTAAAAAATGCCGTAAGGAAATTCCTGACGGCTCTATTTATTGCAACTACTGTGGCAAGAAGCAGGAAACTACTAAAAGAAAAACACGTCGCAGAGCAAGAGGTACAGGCACGATAAGATACAAGCCTGAATACAAAAACCGCCCCTATGTTGTTTTCAGCCCTCGAACAACGTCCGGCACAGGTGAAAAGTACATCGGCTGCTTCAAAACGGCAGCAGAGGCACAAGCCGCCCTTGATAGTTACTTCAACTCTACGCACATAGATCACTCCAGCCTAACACTTGCACAAGCGTATGAGAATTGGAGCTCCGAGCATTTTGAAAGCCTTACAAAGAGTGGTGAGCAGGGCTACAAGACCGCATGGAGATACCTTGATAGTATCGCAGGCAGGAAGATGTCAGAGCTTAAAACAGCAGATTATCAGAGGTGCATAACCGAATGTGCTAAACGTTTCAGCCGTTCGCAATGCGCAAAAATCAAGCAGCTATGCTCACAGCTCTGCAAGTACGCCGCCCAAAATGACATCATAGACAAAAACTATGCTGAATACATAACACTTCCAAAAGAGGTTAAGAAAGAGAAAAGAATTTTTACAGCGGAAGAGCTTGAAAAGCTGTGGAAGCACTCTTCGGATAGATCTGTTCAAGTCATTTTGTTTATGATCTACACAGGCTTTCGTATCGGCGAGGTGTTCACGATACTTAAAAAGAATGTCCACCTTGCCGAGAACTACATGATTGGCGGCATCAAGACCGAAGCTGGCAAGGACAGGCTTGTGCCGTTTCCGTCACAGATACCCGAAATAAAGACGTTTGTACAAGATTGGTACAATGAAAGCAAGACAGATTTTTTGTTAAATGGAGATGTAAACAATTTCAGAAAACGCAATTTTTATCCTGCACTTGCCGAGTGCGGTGTGATACCTGAGCCGACAGTTACAGAGCTAAAAAGTGGCAAAACAACAAAGAAATATGACACAGAGATAACGCCTCACTGTTGCCGTCACACTTTCGCCACCCTCTCAGCAGATTGCGGTATGCAACCTGAAAAGCTACAGCGTATCATCGGTCACGCCAAGTATGAAACAACGGCAGATATATACAATCACTCAGGGCAGGACGCAAAAACACTAGCAGAAGAAATGTCAAAACTAAGAAAGTCAGTGGAACATTAGTGGAACATTCGCCCTGTAAACGTCGATTTTTCGGCATTTGCTGATTGGTTGGTAAGGACGAGGTCACCGGTTCAAGCCCGGTTAGCAGCTCCAGCAGGTGCTTGCACCTGCACCCAAATCCGCTATCATTTATGGTAGCGGATTTTTTTGTCGCCGCCCATGGGTACGATACCCTGCACACAAAAAACACCGTCCGAACTCCTCGGACGGTGTTACATTTTTATCTCGTATTACAGATTTGTATACTCCATAAGGCTCTTATCCACCTCACGGGCAACATCTCTGCCCTCTCTGATAGCCCATACTACAAGTGACTGTCCTCTGCGCACGTCGCCTGCGGCAAAGACGTTCTTCACGTTGGTCTGATGTGTGCCGTCGGCTGTTGCGATATTCTTTCTACCGTCTACCTCAACACCAAAAGCCTTTGTGAGATAGCTTTCAGAGCCAAGGAAGCCTGCC